CAGCCGGCAGATGGCCGAGCTTCCCTCGGCCGGCCCGCCGGTGATGAGCTGGTAGTTGACGTAGGGCCGGGGCGTACTCTGCGGGGCCTGCACCGGGTACATCTTCACCTGCCCGCCGGGCGCGGCTAGTAGGGCGGCCACGGGGGGCGTTTGGCTGAGCAGGGCGAAGAGCAGCGGGCCGGCTTCCATTTACTTAAAAACTGCTTTGAACTCGTCGAGAATGATGGCTTTACACTCGTCTTTGATGATGCCAACGGCCTCGTCCTTTTTGGCATCGTAGGCCGGGCGCATGAAGGGATGGGCCGCGGCGCCGGGGTGGTGTACCTCCTCGGCGAAGACGTTTCCCCGCAGGTGCAGCAGCCCGCTAGCTGCCTTGGCCCGGATGATGTGCGGGGCCGTGCCGTACTCCACGAGGTGCCCGGCGTAGCCCTTGAAGCGGCCCCCGCGCCGCGGGCCGATATAGACCTGTTCGCCCTTGCCCTGGCCGCGCCCGGGGATGCTGCCAATGGACTTGCGCAGGTCGCCATCTTCTTTTGGGGCCAGCTCTTGGGCCTTCTGGATGAGGGGCTTGGCGGCTTTGTTGAGAATGCCGCGCACTACCTTATTACTTAATTTCTTGTCGCCGGACAGCGCATCGAGTACCTGGCTTAGCTCCTCGATACCCGTAAAAGAGAGGTTTTTACCCATGACTGTAGCAGGTAAGGAGGGTGCCCCGGCGCCGGCCAATCTCGGCCACGTCGGTAATCTGGAACGTGCGACCCTCGTAGAGCAGTCGCCAGCTGGGGCGCACGTCGGGCTGGTAGCGGATGGTGAAGCTGATGCGCTGGGTGGCCGTCTGCTGCTGCGCCTGCTGGGCCTCGCCGCCGGGGGCGTACTTCACGCCCGCCGCCACGGTAGCCACGTCGGTGAACACCTGCGCCTGGCCCGCCCCGCCGAAGGCGTTGGCCGGCGCAGCGGTGGGCCGCTGAAGCGTCACCTGGCGGTCGAGCTGGCCGATGTTCATTTTTTAAAGCGCTCTTTTATGTGCTGCCAGACGGCCCAGCAGTACACCTTCCATTTAGTGACTTTAAATTCAACTGTCACAGACATAGCCCCCTTGTCTAATTGCGTAGTAGCTGTTACGCCCCAAACGCCAATATTTAGTTGATTTTTAGGGTACAGATTCATAGCGTCGGCTCCCGTAAAATATTCATCAGCATTTGCGCCGTCTGCGGCACTTCAGCCACGTTCACGCCCACGATGACCGTCTGCCGGTTCTCGTACCAATGGCCCACGGTGAGCAGGATGTATTGGTCGGCCATCGCCTGCTCGTCAGGGCTGAGCGCAGCTAGGTCCACGTAACTGGAAAATACCAACGTGGGCGGGTTGGTGGCCGGGTTACTGGCCACGGCAAGCACCGGCTCGCCCACGGCGGGCCAGCGGCGCTTGCTTTGGGTGCGGAACATACCCGTCGCCGCGGCCAGGTAGCCGCTCAGCAGCGCGTCCTCGTCGGTGGCAGCGAGGTCGAGCTTGAGGTGCGTTTTTACGAGGTCGAGGGTGAGCATGGCAGGGGGCTAGACTTCGGTTTCGGGCTCAGCATCAACCTTGGCGATTAGCTCAGCAAAGCCACCATCCACTAGCAGCGTGACGTGCTCGGCCGTGAGGTCGGCCGTATCGCCGGGCCAGTAGGCGTAGCTGGGGTGTGAGCGCAGGAACTTGATAGACTGCGTTTCGGGCGCGTTTTCGACCTTTTGGGCGTCGGTTTGTGCGTTCGCGCTTGGTGCAGGGGCGGTGGTGGGCTTCGTTTTAGCCATTGTCAGGAGCTGGTGAGGGGTGAAACCATACCCGGCCGGTTGGGCCCGGCCGGGCTGCTTGGCTAGTTGTTGGCGGCGGCCTGGGCGATGGTGGTGTTGGGGATGGCGTCGAGCATGGCCGCGAACGACTTTTGGCGGCGCAGCATCACGTCCCAAAAGGTGTTGATAATGAGCCGTACCTCACCTTTGAGGGCTAGCGTGATATCATCGCGGGTGATATCCATGCCGCCCCACTGGCCGATGAACAAATCGGCCCAGTTGCCGAAGACGATGGCTGAGGCGGCCGCGCTGGTGCCCTTGGCTTTGTCCTTGACGAGGTTGGAGGCCACGAAGGGGAAGCCGTTGAGTTCCGTGTTATTGCTGAGTACCATCAGTGGGTTGCCGGTGGCCACAGGCTGGGTTTTGAGCGTGCCCTTGATTTTGTTGGAGAGCAGGTATTTGAGCGTGCCCACGGCGGCGTTGTTGACGTCCACCATCGCTTCCAGGGCCACGAGCGTAGCCAGGTCGGGAATGGCGCCGTTGGTGCCGCCCACGAATTTGGAAATGCCCGTGTTGTTGAGCAGGCCCAGCGGCTCGTTGTCCTGGCCGTCGCCGTAGATGGCGGCCACGTCCACGGCCCGGGTAACCGAGCCAATGATTTCGTTGCGCACGAAGGCCTCAATGTCCATGCTGGACTGGATAATGAGTTGCTTCGACAAGTCCACGTAGGTACCCAGGCGGTGCGGGGCCATCTTCTGGCTGCCAAACTTGATGTTCGACTTGTCAAGGGGCTCAATCTCGCCCTTCCAGGTGCTTACCGCACCTTGGGTGTGGGTGGGGAAGAGAATGTCGCCCTTGAGGCCAGTGAGTACCGTAGCCCCCAAAGAGTTGGTCACGAGTTGGTCGCGCAGCATTTCAATCATGCCCCGGCGGTCCTCGGTCACGAGCACGCGGCCGTCGGCGGGTTGGTCGCCCTGGGTTACGGTGTTGTCGCGGCGCTCGCGGCCTTGCAACACGCGCATGGGCACGCCCACGCCGTGGATTTCCTGGCCCAGCTCGCGGGCTTCGCGCTCGGCTTCCTGGTGCATTTCTTTTTCCAGGCCGGTGAGCTTGTCAGGGTCGCCGGCGGCACGGATGGCCTTGAGGAACGAGTAGCTGCCCGTGGCGCGGGATTCTTCGCTGATAGGGGCGTTCAGCGGCTGGCTGCGGCCGGCCTGCTCGGCGGCCAGGCTTTCCTGGCGCACTGCGCGCTTGATGTCGGCGTCGAGGTCATCAATGGCGGTATGAAGGCCATCAAGCTCGGTGTTTTCCTCGGGGTTGAGGCTACGCTTCTCGCCCTGTGCCTTGGTAATAAGGCCCTGGGCCTGGTCGATTTTGGCTTGCCGCTCTTCGCGCAGGGCCTTGGCAGATTTCATATAGTGCAGAAAAAAGATGAGAGAGGGGGATTAGTAGCGGGATTTGAGGCGCAGCTGGGCGGCGTGCACGTCGAGGTGCACGAGAAGTTCGCCCGCTTCGGTTTCGGGTTCGTCGTGGCCGAAGGCGCGGCCCAGCTGGCCGGCGTTGGATTTGTCAAGCAGGCGCAGTACCTCGCCGACGGGCAGCTTTTCGATGTCGGAAAAGCTGTAGCTGCTGCCCAGTGCCCGCTTGACGAACATCAGCGCGTGTGACGCCTGGTCACGCAGGGCGCGCGCGGTGGCGTCGGGGTTGGAGGGGATATTGACGATGCTGAATTCGAGGAGTTCTTGCCCCGCGAAGTAGTAGGTTTCGTCGGGTCCGTTGCGGGCTTCGGTGCCAGTACCATAGTTGCCTTTTCCAATTTCGGCGAAGCCCACCGACGTGGCCCGCAAGGAACCGAACTGGACCTTGCGAAAGATTTTTTCAGCCAGCGGGTTGATATCGGCCGGCTCGAATACCACGCGGCCGATGAGCTGGTTGCCCTCGAAAAAGGCGGAGCCCCGCCCAATCACATCATCGGGATTGGGGCCGGCGCAAAAGCTGTCGCCGTACACATTGTGCTGGTAGCCGACGATGCCGTTGCGGTTGAAGTTGTCGAGCTTCCAGCCGGCGGGATTAAGCACCGTGCGGTGGCGGTCGCGCGTGTTATTGCTGATGACAAACTCCACGGTGCGGGTTTCCGCCACGTCAGCGGCCAGGGCGCGCAGCTCGCCGAACTGGCGGCCGCTATGGGGTTCGGCTAGCTTAGGCTTGCTCATCGGACGGGGTACCGGTGGCCGGCTTTTTAGGGGTAGGGGGGGGCAGGGCGTTTTCCAGGGTTTGGCGGTTGACCTGCACGAAGCGCACATCGCCGATGTCGCCGATGCCGTTCATCTCTTCCAACTCGCGCACCTCGTTGATACTCATCACCCCGATGTCGGTCATCTTGCCGTAGTAGAGGGCCCGGGCCGCCGCGTCGGCGCGTAGCAGGGCGGTGAGGTTGTGGCGGAAGTAGTGCGTATCGACCTCGCTGGTGCGCAGCAGCTTGAGGCGGTATTCCTGCTCGAAATTCACCACCCAGGGCTGCAAGCAGTTCTGCACGTAGTCGATGCCCTGCTGCTCGATGTTGTTGTTGGTCGAGCGCTCCAAATCGCCCATCTTGTGGGCCGGGACGCGGAAAATGCTGGCGATTTCGCGGGCCGTAAACTTGCGCGTGTCCAAAAACTGCGCATCGGCCGGGGGCATGGACACGGTTTTGAACTTCATGCCATTCTCCAGCACGGCCACTTTGCCCGCGTTTTCGGTACCGCCGTAAATGGTCTGCCAGTCGGTACGAATGCGGGCCGCCGTTGCAGCATCTTTGAACGTCTCCTTGGTTTCGAGCACGCCCGAGAGCTTGGCACCGTTGTTATAAAATTGCGCGCCGGCCCGTTGGGCGGCTAGCCCTGTGCCGATGTTTTCGTAGTGTGCGCTCAGCACGCTCAAGCCCATCACGCCGTCGGTATCCAGGCACAGGCCGCGCAGGTGAATCACCTCGTAGTCCTGGTAGATGGTGGGGTCGCCCCAGAAGCGGTAGTAAAGGCGGTTGTTGCCCCGTAGCACCTCCGTTTGGCGCGGGTGCTTGTAGTAGAACGCGTCGGGCCGGTAGCGGGGGCCGTAGTCGATTTTGGCGTAGGCGTTGCCGTGCAGCAGCACCGTGGCAATCATGGCCATGCGGTGGGGCATGGCGTTTTGCAGCGGGGAGGCTTGCAGGTTGAGCAGGCGAGCGGCGGGGTGGCCCACTACCTTTTCCTTGCCGCCGGTGGGCTTGTCCTGGTAGAGCTGGCAGGGCAGGGCCGCAATATCTTGGCTGATTGCCAGCACGCAGGCCCACACGGCCGCAAAGCCCAGGGCGTTGCGCTCGGTGACGGGTACCCCGCCCACGGTGGCGCCGGTGCCCAGGCCTAGCAGGGCCAGCAGGCGGCCGTTGCTTTCCTGGGTGCTGACCTCTACTGTGCCCGTGCTGCGCTGCTCGCGCTCAGCCGACACCGCCGCTTGGAGCGGGGTGGCAGCTGAACGGGAAAATACATTGCTCCAGAAGGACACGGCAGCGGGGTTTGAACTAGGTCAAAGCTCCGATGCCGGGTAGGCGGACTGCAATGAAGCGCGGGGAAAAGCGGGGAAAGCTGGCTAGAAGCTCAGTAGGCCGCGGCTTTCGTAGATGCTGGTTTCGGGTGCGGGCTTGCTCATGTAGCCAGCTAAGGCATTGACGAGCGCAGCCATTCCGTCAATCTTCTCTTTGCTCTTGCCTTTGTCGAGCTTGATGTTGCCGGCCGCATCGCGCTGAAGCACCACGTTGCCGCACATCCAGGCCAGTACGGGGTTGCCGTAGTGATGGACCTTGGTATCGGCCACCAGGTTTTCGAACTCTACCGTGGGTGCCGAGAGGCTGGCAAAGCCCTGGCGTAGCGCCTGCATGGGCATGCCCTCGCTCGTGAGGTCGATGACGAGCTGCGAGCTGTTCCAGGGGTCGAAGTCAATCATTTCAACCTGGTAGAGGTCACAGGCCGCCCGGATTTCGGCCTTGATAAACTCGTAGTCCGTCACATTGCCGGGGGTGGCAATCAGGTAGCCTTCGTCCACCCATTGGCGGTAGGGCACCCCGTCCTTTTTTGTGCGCTCATCTACCTTATCCTCGGGCACCCAGAACCAACACAGCACGTCGAACTGGCCGCCATCCTTGGGGAAAATCAGCACGAAGGAGGAGATGTCGCGGGTTTTGGCCAGGTCCAGCCCGCCCCAGGCCGGGCGGCCGGCCAGCTCGGCCTGGGGTGTGCCCTGGGCGCCGAGCATCCACAGCTCATTGGGGAGCCAGACCTCGCTGGAGTCGGTCCATAGGTTGAGGTGCTTGGTTTTAAAATTGACCTGTTGCGAGGGCAGGCGCACGGCCTTGGCGTACTGCTCTTGCAAGTAGTCGGGCTTCACCGATATGCCCAGGTTTGGGTTGGCCTTGGGCCAGGTGCTTTGGTCCTGCCAGTCGTCGCCTTCATCCAGGGCGAAGATGATGGTGAAGTAGGAGTCGTCGGTGTGCTGACCTTCCAGCAGCCCTACGCAGGCTCGCCGCAGCTGGGCACAGGGACCAAGCCGGTTGAAGCCCGCCGTGGTGATGATGCTCAGCAGCGGCTGGGCCCGGGCGCCAGTGGCCGAGTTGAGTACCGAGTACAAGTCATCGTTGGGGTGGGCGTGGTATTCGTCGATGATGATACCGTGCGGGTTCAAGCCATCCTCCGTGTTGGAGTCCGACGACATGGGTTTCATAAAGGAAAGCGTAGCCGGCGAGAAAATAGAGTGCTGCTGCACCTTGATTTTCTTCATCAACACCGCGGACTTCTTGGCCATGTTCTGGGCGTCGCCAAACACGATGCGCGCCTGCTCTTTCTTGGTGGCCGCGCAGTAAATCTCGGCGCCCTGCTCACCATCGGCCGTGAGTAGCTGCAAGCCCACGCCGGAGCTGAGCGTGCTCTTGCCGTTTTTGCGGGCCACCTCGGTGTAAGACTCTCGAAACCGGCGCGTACCATCGGCCCGCTTCCAGCCGAAGAGGCTGGCGATGATGAACTGCTGCCAGGGTTCGAGGGTCAGGGGCTGACCGGCCCAGCGGCCCTTGTTGTGAGTCAGAAAGGAGTAGAAGCGCACGGCAGCCCCCGCCACCTTTTCGTTGAAGCTCAGCCCGCGCGCGGGGCCGGTTTCGAGGTCGCGCAAGTGGCGCTCGCAGGCCAGCCAGGTGTAGCGGCCTACGCGTAGGGGCAGGGCCCGCAGCTGTGCGCGCAGGGGTTCGAGCTTGCGCTCCAGTGCCGCAATCTGGGCCGTGTGGTCGGCGTCGGTTTCCTTCTTGAGCTTGGCGATGCGCAGTACCATCGGGCGCAGCTTCTCCTGCACGGCGGCTTCGGCGCGGCCGGCGGCTACGGCATCGTGGGCGTATTGGTGCCAGGGCGCTAACATGAATTACCCTTTCATATCGTTCATCATTTCCTCGAACGGGTCTTTCCCGTCCTCACCGCCTAGCGCTGATACCTTGCTGCGGCTGGCCGGGGTAAGACCAAACTCAGTGAGCATCTTATGTGAGCGGCGCCAGGCATCGTTGGCGATGGCCACCTGTGGAAACGGGCGATACATCGTGTCGCCGGTGGCCGTGGTGGTTTCGTACGTCATGCCTTCGGCCAGCACAAACTGCCGGGCCTCGGCCCACTCGGCCAGCGCCTCAGTCAGTAGTTGCAGGGCGGGCCCGTCGGCTACGGTGGTGAGCTTCATGGCCAGCAGCACCGCGCCGATTTCCGCCCAGTACTGCTTGGCCCGTTCGCTCAGCCACTCGGGCGGCACGGGCAAATACACGTCGGGCGTGGGCTCTTTTTTATTGGTGCGGGAGGGCTGCAAAGTGCCGCCAAGGGCTTTTTGCGAGGTTGGTTTACGGGGTCGGCCGCCTGCCATAGTATAGGGTATGTAGAATATATTGACCGGATAACTTTTGGGGTCCAGTTTTGCACGCGTGTGTTTGCGGCTTAGGGCTACGGTCTAGGATGATAAGGGCCGGAGGATTTCGACCCCCTACCCCCTCTTCAGGGCCTTTTTTGCTCTAAAATGCCCTTTTTTGGGGTGAGATGGCACTTGTGGGGCAGTTTGGCACGACAGGCGGCGGGTGCTGGGCCTAGTGCGCAGCAGCACTGCCAGCCGGGGCCTGAAGCAGGCGCTCGGACGCGCTCTTGGCCTGGTGGC